CTGCCACCTCAATATCTTCAGCCCATGCGTACACCGTTATTGATATATTATCAGAAACTACACCATTAGCATTTGCCAAGGGATAGAAACTATTCATAACAATTTTACCCATACTCGTCAAATCACTTGCACTAGTGGCATTAATCCAATTTTTATGGTAAAGAAAAGGTAGAACCATTTCACCACCTTGACAATTCTGAGGATACAAATAAATATGTGGTCTCTGAGAATACGATATATTTTCTTTTCTAGTAGATGAGGATAAAATTACAGGAGCAGGATTAAATAACGGCAAAGGTTGATAAGCAACCATAACACAACCATAAAAGAATGGTGATGCATTAATTACGAATTTAAGGTGTAAATTGCATCTAACCATATAATAATTATCCAATTTCTTCTTAATAGAAGTTTTATTGAAAAATAAATGCCATGGATCGAAATTATCCGTGGCAGCGTCAATGGTATTCCCAATACCCCACAACTTTTCATATATTTGGACAGGTCTATTTAAAAATTTACCAAGTTCTATATTTTGAGAAGAATCAACCTTAACGTGATTCATAGGATGGGGTATTTCACTAATAACATTATTTGAAGCATCCGAAAATCCAACATTTTGTTCAGTGAAATCATCTTCAGCTTTGGTAGCATCAGTGTTGATGCCACTATCAGCTTGAACTATCAGGTTGCTGTTTGATATATGTTTATCAGTATAGTCAGTAAGGCTGACAAAGCCTGTAGAGTTTTTACATGAGACTCTACAAAGTCTCGACATATAATTAATACTTTGTATATTTGTTTTTTGATTTTGTATTTTGACATTCAACATAAAAATAGAGACAAACTGTCCTGCAACTTTACCACGAAACGTAAGCTTACAGTCATAGGCTTCACACAACACTCCCCTACTACGAATTGTAGAGACGTTAATAAGTGTTGCTTCCTTGCAGACACAAGTGCTTCACTTGTGAGTTTGATGTTTTACAATACTACATAAAAAGGACGGTATTTTACGCATTTATACAGGTTTAGAACAAATAAAGAACCTGTTGTTCTAGAAGGTACTTAAAGGAAAGTACACTTCAAAAGAATCACAATGTTTGGAACTCTTCTTAAAACTCTCACATAATTCCTCGAACGTAGGAAATGTGCTATCCTCGATCCAAATATCCCACTTGAGATCTTTCACGAGTTCTTTCAACATATCCAGTTTAGTGGTGTATGTTTCTTTTCCATAGAAGAAGTATTCACGGAGTGCTGTTGATATCACTGATATACCTTGAGCTTCCTCCGTAACAGATTTGGATCTATTCCAAACCATCAACATTTTTTCAATGGAATCATGGTCTAATGGGGCGACCATACAACCTAGATCTTCATCATGTCTCCATGTTCGCTTCAGAAAAGATGCATTATCTATATGAATAAAAGGCACACTTTCTGCTTCCTTATCTGCCATGGTGTAGATTATATCCAGAGCAGCAAATTTTTTAGCAATAGCTGTGTGGTTGAACCAAGGTGTTTGTTCATTGACGGACATGATGTTATCATCACCATATGTCATCAAACTCACATTCTCTTTGAAATCCTCAATCTTTTCTTCGGGGTGTAATAAAGCATATACATATCTCATTCGAATACAATTTACTAAACCATTCAATATGACTGTGAGTGGATTGCCTGAAGGATTAGATCCAAATAATTGTATCAAATCACCATTAAATTCGACAACGGCAAAGGCAGTATCTTCTGCAATACATCTTACTACTTGTATATCTTCTTTAGTATAATTACCAGATAATTCTAGAAAAAATATAATGATATCAAATGCTAGTAAGATTTCTTTTGGACTCATTTTCTTATCGAAAGCTTTATAATCTCCCGCAACGATATTTTCCACCCCATGTTTGGTGATGTAATCGTACATTTCCTGCCATTCTATTGACTGTGCTATTGTGCCAGGTGCAGATTCAAATGCTAATCTTTCATTTTGAACTAAACGTGTGAATGATAAAATATATTTTCTTACGACTATTGTCCAATCAAATGGTGCACCAGTGAATACTCGGGTTTTGCCAATCTTAGCTTTAGCATGAGTGACAGGTTCATCTTTTAAGTGAGCACAAAAATTGGGATGTGCTTGTTCATTATTCTTGTAACGTAAGATTATATCATCAACTCTATCCATAATTTCATCATCAACTCTCACTGGATCCAACATACCGTGCATTGGTGGTATTGTCTCCATAAAGAATTTCTTACTCATTTTCCATGGATTACCGGCACTCGTATTTCTGTTGATTTTATCAATATAAGCCACTTGTGCTCCATTAATTGCAGTAAAATCATCTAAAGGATGAAGCATATCTTTGATTCTGGACTCATCAACTGAAGATAAAACATCTTTGATGTAACCTTGAGCACACTTTTCTAGGAGACCTGTATCTAGTGTTGTTATTGGTTGCACCAAATCTTTTGCTGCTATATGCCATGGGACCCAAGATTTCATTTCAGGTTTACTATATTTTGTTTTGTATTGCTTATTTCTTAGAAATCTATTCATCGGTGTTGTAGTTACAGACG